ACTATCAGTGTTAGTTGAGTTACTTAATCGAACAATACCCTTTTGAGTCAATGATGCATCAGGGAAATCAACACCTCCAGTATTAATAAGTTTTCTTACCTCATTCAATGCAAACTCTGTTGCTGCCTGAGTTGTAGAGTCACCGTTAGTTCTATTACTTAATCTAACAATACCTTTATTAGTAGTTGTTGCAGAATTCAATCTTGCGTTATTTACAATTCCAGATGTGAGATTTTCTGCATCAGCTGCAATTTTTCTCAAATCATTAATTGACTTGGGTGTTGCCGCTAAAGTGGTACTGTCACTATTTGTGGCAATACTTAATTGAACAATACCTTTACTATTTAGTGAAGCTTCTGGAAGTGAAGTAGGGTCTACAACTCCACTATCAATTAGTTGTCTGACTTGTGATAATGCAAATTCTGTTGCGGCCTTAGTAGTAGAAGTTCCGTTTATTAAATTACTTAACCTTACAATACCCTTATTATTAACTGTTGCAGCTATCAACCTTGCATTATCAACTGTACCTGTTTTGAGATTATCTGCATTAGAAGCAATCAATCTAACATTGTCAACTGCTTTTGATGATGCTGCCAGAACACTACTAGTAGAATTTGCGGAATCACTTAATTTGACAATACCAGCAACTGATGTAGTGCCCTTATTCAATCTTGCATTATTGATTATACCTGAAGTGAGTTGACCAGCATTAAGGTTGGTGAGTTGCGAACCATTACCAACTATGTTACCAGCATTTAATACATTTGTATTGGGATTATATGTAAATTGTCCCGAAACACTATCAATGAGTGGTGTTTGGGCACCTGTTGCTTGATTTTTACTAAAGAGGATTTGGAATTCTTCATTGACATTTGATTCTGCAATATTAACCTTTGAAGAACTACCCGAAAGTCCTGCAAAGTTTGCAGTAAGTGTATTTGTAGCCGGATTGTATGTCAATCCAGTATCAGTATTCAATCTTTGATTGCCAGATACTGCGGTACCAAATGTTACATAATGAACTGCATTAACATCGTTTCTTGGTCTTAAGTTTAAATTATTGGCATTATCAATTGTTCCCGTAACACTTGCATTAATATTATTTGCAGTGATTGTATCTGCAACAAAATTATCAACAGTCAGAGTATTTGTGGATGGATTGTATATAAACTTACCAGATTCTGAGTCAATATAAAGTCTTTCATAATCATCACCTTGATTGTCATTAAAAATGACTTGGTAGTTTACATTATCTCCCTTCTTATCAACATTTACAAAATTGGCGTTTGTCGCAGTACCAGATAAATCACCTGTGAATGTAGATGCTTCAATATCTGTGGATGATATGTTTGTAACAAATAATTTGTTCAGAGAGGGATTGTACGAGAGGTGTGAGTTGTTACTGTCAATGTATAATCTCTCATAGTCTGATGAATTGGTGTTTGTAAATGTAATTTGATATTGTGTGTCATTGTTAACTTGATCAATATTTACGTTATCTGCACCTGTTGCAACACCAGATACATTACCAACAAATCTATCACATGATAAAATATTTGTGAATGGATTATATGTTAATTGATCACTTTCGCTGTCAATATAACTATCTTGATAATTAGAGTCAACACTTAAGTCTTCAGTAAATAAGACCTTATAATTTATATTGTCAGACTTTCTATGGATGTCCATCTGGTTTGCACCAGTGGCAACACCAACAAATTGGAGCGCAGTAACAATACCAGCACTTACACTAAAATCATCACTTACGATATTCTTGATTGTTCCAACACCTGTTACATTCAGGAACTCAACTTCAAGATTTTTGATATCTGCGGTGTCTGTTACTGTAAGAAAACCAACAGTTAAGTTCTTACCATCAGTATTAACAATTATTTTGCCACCCATTCCGGCAACATTTGATGCCTGGTAAAATAATTCATTTGGTGCATTAAATGGAACCTTAAAGGTTACAAATCCTACCTGAGTACCATTACCCTCTACACCATCATTATATTGATTATCTAAATCTGCTGTGGCTTCAGTTTTGATATAGAACGGGAAACCACCACTGTCTACATCAAATTTATAATTATGTCCTCTTAACAAGTATATATCAGGATTTATTTTATTTTCAGTAAATCCAATACTGACAGGGTCTCCACCTGCTAAGAACCTGAATTGATTTGAATTGAATTCTTCTACTCTGAATAAAGTAAAGACCTCTGTATTATTTGCGTTTAAGGTCTTATCTACTGTAACATTTGTAAATGATACAGTACCACCTGCAGCAATCTGGCCTGAAAGTTCTGTTGCTTTGATATTACCAGTGACTTCTACATCACCAAAGATAAATGCCGCTGTTGTTCCAGTTGAAACAGGACCATATAGGTCAAGAGTGTATACAGGTGATGTTGAACCAATACCAATTTTTTTATCAAGTGTTGTTACAGATAAAACTGTCCCACCTATACCTACATCAAGACCGTCATTAGCAGTGAGGATACCTGTAAATACTCCTCTTTCTGCTGTTACTGTTGTTCCTACTGATAGACTTTCACTTGCCTCTACATCACCAATAACAACAAGTTTTTTATCGGCCTCGGTTGTTCCAATACCAACTTTTTTGGTATCAGAGTTAGCATAAATTAGATCTTGATTTACCTGTATGCCATTCTTGACGACAAAATCCTTGTCAAATGCCATTTATCTCTAGTCAAGTTGTGTTATCTTTATTTATCAATCACTAATTACACCAAACTCCTTCCATTCTCTGTTAGTTGTGTAGACCCAACCGACAGTTCCACCACTAGATGGATTAGCTTTAAAGATAACGTCACCAGGGTTACCAGCCTCTATAGGAGTTGAAATACCCACAGATATTTTTCTGGAAACATCTGCATCGCCTTGGATTAAGATGTGATTTGCTTCAAGTCCTTCAGGTGATGTACTTACAACTTTTTGAGTAAATTGAACTGGTCCATTGAACTCAGATATAAGTTTAGAATTAGAACCACCATCAATAACAATGTTTCTTTCAACTTTCAAGATAGAACTATCAATGAAGTTGAAGTCTGAGACATCGTCAGACTTACCAGAACTGAATGGGTCTTCTCCAGTTACTGTTTGGATTGGAGTATCATAAACCTGTTCTCTACCAGTATTAGAAGCAATTCTCTTGTTACCAATATAGAAGTCACCTCTATCATTCATACCAGTATAGTTAACAACTCCACCAGATGTTTTTTGAGCCTGAACATTAATCTGTTCAGGAAGTGTCAACTGTTTAGTTTGCTTACTTGGGAATGCCGTTGAGTAATTACCTGGACCATATCCAATATACTCAAAGGTATGAGCAGATGCCCTAATGAGTGAATTTCTTCTAAACTCAATAGGATAAAACTTAATTCTTCTGACCACACTATTAACTGCGTGAGTTGATGCAATTGTTCCATATACACCCCTGAATACTTGTAATGTCGTTGCACTTGATACACGACTTACAGTAGTCTTTATTCTCATAATCTCATCATCAATCTGAATATAATCACCAATCAAGAAATTATAATTGGCCATGTTTGAGACCTGAATTGTATCAATCGTTCTACTTGTAATTGCAGTGGCCAATGTAGTGGTAATACCAGCATATATTGGTGTTTCTCTACCATGTAGTTCACCACTTCCCTTCACAGATTCTCCATGATTATTTGTAAAACCATTATTGAATATTCTAATTGTTCCATCAATTGTTGGTGTGACTGAACTTACACCCACATCAAGTACAACAGTAGTTAATCCAATTTTATCAATACAAACATATGAACCATTATAGAATGTCTGACCTGCTCCACTTACTGACACAGTATTGTTCACTCTAAATTCATTAGGATAAACAGTTGTAACAGTAACAATACCAACATCCTTATTATATACAAAACTTTCAGTGTCATATACCGAACCAAGTAAAGATAAAGCACCTGGTTTTGCATTAGTAATACCTATACCAAGAGTTGAAATACCTGGTGACACTGGTGCAAGTGATTCTACCTCTATTTCTTTGATATTACTAATACCAGTAATTCTATACTTGGAGTTGAATGATTTGGCGTCATAATCTTCGATACCTATGATATTGATAAAGTCATTTCTATTATCATAAATTTTAGTAACCAGACCAGTTGCAGGAGTAAATCCTGTTGTAGTTGTGATACCAACAATTCTAAAGGAGTCTCCCTCTACAAATGCCGAACCACCATCCATGATTGTGATATCAGTAATTTCTCCACCTACTGTACCATCAACCGTCACTAATGCCGTAGCATTTCTACCAATAGAACCAGAACTAGTATTTTCAAGTTCGGCATTATAATAATACTGGATTCTTGGTGATCCATCACCATATCCTGCACCTGCATTGGTAAGACCAGCTCTTGTAATTCTATTGAAACCATGATCACGATCTGTAAATATTGTGTATGCAGTTCCTACAGGATTAGAAACAATATCAGTAATACCAATACCAAGTCCACTATCATTAAAAAATTCTTCTAAACTTTCACCAGTAAGACTATTTTTTGGATCATTGATTACAACCTGACCAATATTTTTTGAAATAGCATGACAGTCTGCAGGATCAGCAGTCGATTTAGTATTATCTCTATCTAACTGTGGATAAAGATTTTGAACAGGTTGTGAGAATGAGAATACATCTGAATTGAATGGTGCACTACTCGGAACAACATCTGAACTCAGGACACTCAGATAATAGATACCATCTTGTTCACCACTTTTGAATTCATTGATTGTTTCAACATCATAAATGTAATAATTATTAGTTAGATCATCTCTTGAGAATGTTGGAAGTGAAGTATCCCTTTGTGAAGTGTCATTAGTAAATGCTCCGGGAGATTCCTCAATTTCATCTATAACAAAGTTTTTTGCATCAACAATGTCAGATACTTTATAAGTTCCGTTGAAACCAGAGTTACCAACACCAACAGTTGGGAAAAGTGTACTTGTAATATTGTTGATCTTGACAACTGAACCAACATTTAGTCCATGCGGTTTTTCGGTAGTGTAAGTCGCATTACCGGCCTGATATGTTGCAAATCCAATGAAACTAAAATTCCTCATCTGAGCATCATTGCTCATTGTCACAGATCCCGGATTAAACTCCAGTGCAACTTCAGCATTACTATGACCTATTACTTCAGATGACTCCTGAATAACATAACCATCTAAAGGTTGTCTGGCAGAATCTGATGTTGTAGATGATGGAATAACAAATCTTAATCTATGAATCCTGTCTTTTGATATTCTTGAATCTTGTCTTCTTAGAATGTAACTTCTTGGTGTAGCATCACCTAGACCACCCTCAGTAATTCTTTGATACAGATTATTCTCAGTAGAAGCTGAAGATACATTAACATACCAGTGATTATTTAAAACATCATATTGAATTGGATGTCCAATATCTCCAGAGTTCTTATCACTTACTCTACTTTCAACAATAATAGTACCACCAAGATTGTTGATAGTGATCTTGTCACCAGCTAATGCATCATTTAGTGTTTTTGCAATTTGAATCTGATCAGAAGCAAGACCATCAACAATTGAGAAATAAACTACATTTGAATCGAGACCATCTGGAAGTCTTCCGTCATTTGAAATAACTCTAATTGTTTCACCTTGAATAAATTGGTGATCTTCTGTAAATGTGAGAGTTGAACTTGAAATACTATTGCCCGTACCTACATTTGTACCAACTCTTGATACCTTTTTACCACTTACTTTATTGTCTGCTTCTGCAGTGTTGTCCATGACAACTCTTGCACGGAATTTAGTAGGATTTCCAGATACTGGAATAAGTACATTAATATTTTCATCATGTGATGCACCAAATCTATAACCCGCAATAACACTGTTTGGAGGTGAGTCTTGATTAGTTTGATTGTAAATATACAGCCTCGATGTTTCTCCAATTGAAGTGGTCTTATTGACATCAATAGATAAAAACTCAACTGTAGTATAATTTTCACGTAATTTCTTTGGTGGAATGACTTGTGTGATATATCCTACATCATCCTGTGCAAATACATTTGCCTTGAATCCTCTTGAAGTTAATGCAACTTGACCAAAGTTAGAGTTGGAGTTAGTAACAGAGAAGTCACCACCAGATTCTACCAAGAAGTGATTGGAGTAACCAATCGCAAAGATTGAAACCAACTGAATCAGACTGTCATTAGATGCTTTGATATGGTAATTTGAGTAACTTGGTTTATATACAGCATCAATATCAGTATGTAAGTTTGGTATTACTGTTGAATCATCAAATGATCCACTGGTTTCGTTATATTTTACAAATGCATTATCATCTACTTGTAGACCTACACCAGTATACTGCGCAACAACCATGGATTTAAATCCATCTGCTTTATTTCCATCTGCATGCATACCACACAGACCATAAATTGATCTTAGTGATACATTAAAGATGTAAGGAGATGCACTTGAGACGGTATCAGTTGAAAGTTCAACATTTGTCCCTGTTGGATTAGGAAGTGGATCTCCTGGTGAAAATGGAACCTCGTACTTAAATCCAGTAGTACCAGTTTCATCTACATCTGTAATTTCAGTGACTAGATATGTCCCATTATATCTTTCATCTGATACATTATTGATGATAACATTAGTGTCAACATTCAGACCAAATAATCCCTCACTCAATTTTACATCAATGATTGAAGTTGGTGTAACACCATCTCCGGCCTTGATACTATTAATACCTACACTTCCACTTACAGGACCAACAATTCTATATTCATCAATCTTAGGTTGGATATCAACAGATGGACTTGGATAATCTGGTTCAATTTCTCTACCAGATGCAGGACCATACACAATACCGATTTTCTCGTAATACATATCCAGATCTGTACGATCTGATGCATAGGTGATAAATTCATCCTTAATATCTACAGAATTTCTTCCATCCGCATATTCAAATCCTGTAAGTCTGTGGTGAGAAAATGTAGGTGTAAATGTATTAATGGTATAATCTTTATAACAAGGTTTCTGTGTATCTGCGTCTTTGATGGTAAAACTATTCATATAAACACCACCAGTCACCCTGAAAATAGCCGAGGGTTCAATGTCAACATTTTCTGGATTTGGAACATAGATTGGACGAATTTGACACTTTCTCAAGTCCTGTCCAACAATAGAAGTACCACGAGGAATAATTACACCACCATGGATACTATTCAGTTTATAGAGAATATTGTTCGGGTCAAAAATATCAAAATTGGAGGTGTTATTGAAAGGTGGAAAATCATTAGAAGTGACACCACTTCTCAATAAGAATTCATTTGCGCCTGTAGGAATCCAACCAGGTCTATTATCAATATGATAAACACCAGGGGCAAGATATATTGTTGTCTTCTCAAATCTATCGTTATCTAAACCTTTTTGATAAGAAAATCTAGATGCCTCGACCAATCCTCTCTGTAGAGTCAAAAATGGTCTTGCAAGAGAATTTCCTTGATTACTAATACTATCCGTTGCATCCAAGTTATTAGGATCAACATAAATTATATTTCCTTTGACATTCTTCAGAAAATTATCCAGGCGCGATAATGGCATCTGTCCGTTACACAATAACTATTATTAGATATTTATTATAAAAAAACCTCCCCAAAAGGGGAGGTTAATTATCACAGAAGTGACTTCCTTCACACGGCTTTTACATCATAACATCAAAGCATATCGTTGTCAAGTAGATACTCTACTGTAGTTGCGACATCATTCATAGCATCACGAAGTTCTTCACTATTTCCACTTTCCATGATCTTAGGATTTTGATCGGATGTGAGAGTCCATCTCCATTCATCCATATCATTAGAGAACCAAAAATTTACCTTCATATGTTGTGTGTAATGACTGCTTTCACATCGGAAATACAATCTAAGTTGTACTTCTTTCTCTTCATTATATATGTTTGGTTCGGGTATCTTGTATGGGTTTCTTGATTTGACATATATTTTATCGTATTTGGTTGGTGTTAGGGGCATGTATGTTTTCGTATTAGGTTTGTATTCTAACAACGAATAATAAAAATACTCAATTCAAATAGGAGTAGGGGGACTTGAACCCCCACGAGATTAATTCTCAACGGATTTTAAGTCCGGTGCGTCTACCGATTCCGCCACACTCCCAAAAAATCAGGAAACTCCCTGATAAGTTGGTGGATTCAAACGACAGTACTCGTTGAATGTAATCTTCATCTCTTTATTTGTCAGATTTGCATTCTTTGCTGCCATCGGAATATTCCATTTTGCTGAGAATAACATCTCCATAGATTCTCTGGTCTCTTTTCTCATATGCGTAATACTTTAGTACTTCTTTATACAGGTTGGGAGAGTGATGAATCATGATTTAGTCAAAGGTTCAGCATAAAATACACAGTCGTCATTTACAAGTTTCCTTACAACATCCAAGACATTCATAAATTGATCAATGTCATCACAATCTACTTCTCTCTTTTCACCTGCACTTGAGTAAAGATAAAACTTACGAAGACAAGTGTCAACAACCACACGAGTCAGAAAAGCGTCTTCGGGATCTTTGTGTTCTTTGTGTTTTTTGTACATTGAACTCCTGTGTATCTTTATATTATAACTGACCTGTGGGTCTGAGTCAAGGGATGGTGGACACTCTATGAATTGTCCACTACATCATATTCTACAATTGTTTTGTCTATATCTACCCTTTCACCATAAACAGTGTAATAACACTCAATAGGTCCACCCTCACGGTTTTTGATAATAATTCTTTTTCCCCATTCAATTTTCTCAACAAATAGCTCTTGATACGAACCAATTGGAGTGAGATGAACTGAAATACTATCGGGGTCAACTAATTTTGTCCAATATTCTGGTGTAGTAATTGATGTACCTTTTAATTTACCTCTAAAGTATACTGCTGCCTCTGGTCCCTCAATACATGAGTGACGGAGACGCATGTTTTCTTTGGTTGGGTGAGGAATGTCAAAGTTTTTCGCACCACTAACATTTAGAGCACCACTTACATTGAGGATACCATTCACATTAACAGGACCAGAACCCCCACTTCCACGAATTTCTGTATTTACCTGAATTGAATCGATTTGTGCGGTTGAATGATAAAGACCTGGACATGGTGGAACTGCAAGATCAGTAGGTACATCTACAGAATCCTCATTTTGATTTTTTGCAATGTATGAGAATATGGTAGATGGTGCACCCCCTACCTGTCTATCTGTACAATCTCTCTTTCCAATACTTCTCGGTGTAAATCCTGAAAATGTCATAATTACTCCTTAATATCGTAATGATATCCTACAATTGAATACTGTTGATTATCACCTGGATAATCTGCTGGTGTCTTTCCTTTATATTCTGGAATTAGACTCTCACCATCCTTTCTTTCGGCATAGATGTGATAGAAACAATGAATTGGTATACCAGGTTTTGCTTGAAGATACACTTTGTCTTCATCGATTCTCTTTACAATAATATCTTGATGGGCACCAACTGGTGTCAGACTTACAGTAATTGAATCACGATGTACAAAGTCCTTCCAATATGATGGAAGTTCAATGGTATCTTTATTTTTGAGAGTACCTCTGACATATACATCATTATAAGGTGCCTCTGGACAAGTATGTCTTAATCTCCAACCCTTTTTAGATGGGTGTGGAATATCAAAGTTCTTCTTGAGTGATAAGACATGAAGACCACAACGTGAAATCACTTCACCTTGTGCAATCACATTAAATCCTACATTAAGGTTAAAGTTCATGTCAACATTTCCCAAGAATGCAGATGAACCAACAACAGCAAGAGAGTATGGATTATTGATACCAGTACATAATGTACCAGGAATAAATGGAGGAGTGGACTCTGGATTGGCCAGAGGACCAATCATTGAAGTTGCCCATACATTGGGGAATGTTGCAGTTCCTGTAATTGTGGGACCTTGAATATATGCAGAACCACGGACTTCACCCGGACCTCTACCTAAAGCTTCTGGATTGCCAAGTCCACAAAATAGTCTTTTACCAACATTAATATCAGGTACTTTCATATAATCGACGGTTTGTTTTGAATTTCATTAGTAGATACTAAGATTGAACCTTTTACACTTGTTGCACCATCGGCACAATCAAAAAGTCCACCATATAAATTTAGAATTGCTCTTCCGATCACATCTACAGTCTTCTCAGAGAATATCTTAGTAGATACTTTAGATGATACTTCGATAATTTGTGATTTTACAATCACTTTCTCATTACCATTAATATTTACCACACCATTTTTATTGTCAAAACCTGTGGCAATGATATCAACATTTATTCCCTCAATCCTAACTCTACCATTTGGTGCTCTAAGTACAAGGTCTCCACTGACAGCTTCAACATATACTCCTGGTATATCCCCACTTACATTATCGCCTGCTCTTACCTGAAAAGAACCAGGAGATCTACAAATTGTACCATTCTTTCTATGGACTTCACCAGTGGCATCTAATGTAATGTAATGATCTTTGGCTTTACCATTTCTAAGCATCACACCAGATAATACATTATCTTGTGTAAGATGTCCAAATTTTATCTCACCCTGACCTGTTCCATATCTAACAGTATGATAATTCTTAAGTAATGCCATTAGAACTTACCTACACAATCTATGACTTTTATAACTTTGCTGTTCAAGTTTGGATCTCTGAATTGATTTACACCAACTCTATCTATACTCAATTTAGGACGTAAAATAGCGTTGAACCCAGTTTCAGATTGAATGAATATATTTGGAAACTCTGTAAATCCTTCTCCACCATCAATAACCTTGACTGAAGTCACTCTACCTTGACCATCAAAAATAGGTTCTACAACTGCACCATTATTTGGCTCAATAACAACCACATCACCTCCAACTGTAGGAACACTTGCTCCTCCAGGAATACCTCCACCTACTTCAGGAATAGGTCTCTCAGTGGTGACATTATCCCCAGGGGTAACAACACCACCACCACCAGGTATTGGAATATTTGTGCCAGGAATAATGTTACCACCACCAGGTATTGGAATATTTGTGCCAGGAATAATGTTACCACCACCAGGTATTGGAATATTTGTTCCAGGAATAATGTTACCACCACCAGGTAAATTGATACCTCCAGGAATGTTACCACTATCAGGGACTATAACACCTCCAGGAACATCACTGTCTTCATCTGGAGTTTGGACATTATTAGGAACTGTAACACTTGGCACGCCAGGTATTGGAATATTTGTTCCAGGAATAATGTTACCACCAGTTTGAGGTGTTGTACCTGTAGTTACAGGTAAACTTGATGTGTCATCATCTTCACCACCAACTAAAATTGTGTTACCTCCTGAGGTAACAGGAGAACCTCCGCTACCCCCTATCAAGACAGGTGTACCACCACTACCACCAACAGTAATAGGTACTCCCCCTACTCCACCAGTGGTCACAGGAGTTCCTCCAGAACCACCAAATGTAACTGGTTGACCTTCAGATAAGAGTTGAATTCCACCACCAGATAAATCAACATTTATGGGAGTACCTCCAATTGCTCCTACTGTAATAGGAATACCTCCAGTACCTCCGGCAATTAATTGACTTCCACCAGAAGTAGCAGGAATACCTCCCGTTCCACCTACATTCAAAGTAGGTTTTCCTTGACTTGTAGATGTTCCTTGATTAGTAGAATTAGATTGGTCTTGAACAGGAAGTGATGCCTCTACAATTGTACCTGTAGTCAAAGTAGTATTAACAATTCTACCTCTTTCATCAATTGATGGTGTCAGTTGTTGAGTATCTTGTCCACCATTGATTTCATTGTTTCCAGCATTATAATTGATACCAGGTTCTTCAACAATTATTCCTTCAAGATAAAGAATGACTGGATATGAACCAGTAGAATCCACTGGGAATTGGCTATTGAGTTCTTCAAAATTTGGTTTTGGAGAAGTAAGAGTTCCTGGATTTTGTACAACTACAGGAGAACCTCCAAGAATTGTTTCATTTCCTCCTTGTCCACCTTCAATTGGATTAGTGACAACATTTGTAGTGACTGGAAGTATAACTTCATCACCAGGAACAACAGTTACAACATTACCAGGAGGAATGGCTGGTTCAAAAGTACCATCACTTCTCTTGACTATAGTGTCTTCAGGATTTGAGAATGTAAATCCATTTGAACCTGTACTTCCATTAGGTGCAGGAAGGAAACCAGCACCAGGAGAGTTCACAACAACACTTACAACACCAGTTTGTTGTTGTCCTTGACTGTTTACAAAACTACCAACTACAGGAGTAACAACTGCACCTTTACCTTTACCTCCTGCATCAACAACCTGTGCTGTTGCGGTTGCTGTGAAGTCTGTACCAGGGTCTACAACATCAACAGATAATAGTTCTCCTTGAGGACTAATAATAGCATTAGCAAGTGCTCCTACTCCTCCAGTAAATTGTATTGTTGGTGGTCCAAGAAGTGACGGACCAATATCACAAGAAATATCATTAAATACATTATCAAAGTTTATATTTCCTATTTTAGCTTTAATATTATCTAAATTGAAGTTAGGTAATTTCAAACCACCAGACAAAATATTCCATTCATTAATCTCTGTACACTGAGGTTTATCATCACAACTAATGAATGAAAGAACATCAATGATAATTTGAAGTATATCACCTGCAAGTGAAAATGTTTGTCCTAATAAATCAGATATATCAGATAATATACCATTTACAGCTTCTGTTACCTGACCAATAATATCTCCAAAAATAGCTGCAACAAAGTTTTCTACAATACATTGTCCCGCATTAAGAACTTTTCCTACAGCATCCTGTAAGAAGTTCAATGCTAAATCAAAAAGTGATCCAATTATCTTTCTGAAAACACATGCAATACCATCATTAAGTAATTCTATCTGTATTTTAAGTAATGGTCTTTCATTGGGAAATAATGCAAAATATGCTAATTTGAGTTTATCATTGGTACTCTTAATGACAAATTTTTCAATTTGAAGAATTACCCACTTAATTCCACCTGCAATAAACTTTGCTGCATCATTAATCCTGTTGTTAATAAAATTTTGTATTTCTGCAATTTGATTTTTTGCAGCAGCATTGTATGTGTAAATTCCTTTTTGAATTCTTTGTAGTTCTGTAATTATATTTTGAATTTGTTTGAGAACCCTTGGAAGTGGAGTGGGTTCACAGTCCTCAGATTCTGCAAGTGGTTGATTAAGTTCTTCTGACGCACATTCTGATGCTAGTTCGATAAGAGCATTTGATGCTGTCTGTGCCTCAGTTACTTTATCATTATTTTTTTCACCTTCTTCTAAAAGACCAGGAATAAACTCAATACCTTTGTTAGTGTCAGTTTCATCTAATGAGAAAAAATCACCACCTTCAAATGACCTTTGACTGTACCATGGAGCATAATCATCAGGTAAAAATCCACTATAATTTAAAAATCTAACCTTTTCAGGTTTATTTTTTAAGATATCCTGGTATTCATTTCTTCCAATAACTTTATCAATGACTGGAATTTGTGCTTCATCACCATCTAAGAAAAATCCATAGACAAAGTCACCCTGTACAAGATTAGCGGATGCACCAGATGAACGACCACCACTACCTGCAGTTACAGGATAGGCGACATATGCCCATATCAACTCTTCATCTTTTACTTCTTCAAGGTCAAAGGGTTGATAACCCATGATCGCAACACGATATCTCTCACCATATCCTATAAACTCTGTATTATCTTCACTAGGAACTCCAGGTATATTATTTCTCCATGATACCTCACTGGCAATTTGGCCAATCCACCATAGATATTCTCTTCCAACAAAATTACTCTTTGTGAGTGCCTGATCAAACATATCTTTACTTAAATGAATCCCTGATTAATCCAATACTTGTGAGTGTCTCACTAGGAGTAATTCTGTGACATACACTTCCCACAATATATATACCTGTTGTTTGTGGATTTAATCCCTTAGTTAATTTATTTTCTAGAAAAGGAAATGCACATTCAACAATATCACCTGCCTGAATTGCAAAATCTCCAGGAACAGTAATGTTTATTTGAACTGTAAATAACTGATTATATCTCATTTTTGTCTGAACCAAAGCAAGTTCAGAGTCAAAATTTTGTTTTGTAGGATCACTTCTCCAATTTACTAATTGTTGATCACCCACACCTATAGGAAATACACCAAGATCTTTTAGATAAAAAAGATATCTACTTGACTCCTCAATAAGTTCCTCATTGACATTTATATAATCTGGTCCTGCAGTGGTTGCTGCTCCTTCTTGTTCAAAAATTGAGTAATCAATGGTTTTGTAAACTTGATTGAAAAAGTCAAAATATGTGGTCTTATTCTTGTATGCACCAATAATTTGTTGCATTTCAAATTCATTATCACTATCAATATAATAATCAATTATATTATCGTCAAAACCAGGAACTGGAATACCAGTATCATTATAAATGTATTTTCTTACAGGTCCCTCTGAAAACAAAATATCAATAGATTTAAAATATATTTTTTCCTTTGTTTGATAGAACAAATATCCTCCAGGACCATCACTAAATTCAGGAAGTGATTTTGATGCAAGCCAAGACAAGACATAAAATGGTTTTCTTGTATTTCCTGCAAAGTTGAGTAGATTTACAGTGGGATCTATTTCAAGTTCCTGTGTAGTTCCAAGAACTTCTTTCAATATTTCTTCTACATTGATTGATATTTTACCCTGATAATTTTTTAAGACTCTTGTCTTTTCATTTAAAAAATATTCTTTAGATGCAAAATCAATTTGATACAAGTCTTGTTCTGTACCAACATTACCATTTTTTACTCTGGTGACATAAAGTCCACCAGGGACACTAATTGTATTTCCTCTGACATCTTGAATTGAAATATCACTAAATTCACCACCTCTGAGTGGAAGACCATCTAAAGTACTTGGACTAGGACCACCTTGAGTGGTACCAGTTTCTATAACAGTAACACTTGATGTGATAAAATTTGATAAAACATTCTCATAATATCTATACTCTGTAACACCTTTACTCACATCAATTTTTCCACCTTTGTTTGATGTAATCTCAAATTTTTCTATATTGGCAGGTCCAGTTAAAGGATTGGCGGTCATGTTGAATATTGATTTCTTATAGTTAGAGTCTTATAGTATGTATTTGAGTTTGATTGAGGTGAACTACCCGAACTCATAGACATACTTGGTTTTGATGCTATTATGCCTGTACTATTATTTTGAGGAGTTGGTAGAGAGAACATTGCAATTACCTTTTGTCCTTCATAAGATGCCTTTTTACTTACACCTCTTGCAACAGAGTCACTCATTGGTCTATCCATTTCAACATCATTAGATGAATATTGTAGATTATCAGTATTCATTGCGTTTTCTACCGATCCAATTGGTTTTGTCAATAATTCATACAAATTTGGATTGGGCTTCTCTGATTGTGTTGGTGATGGTCTTGATGCAGTATTTGTGGGTGGTGTTGGGGCTGGTTTTTGTTTTGCAAATTCAAAAGTACCAGAACTTCTGCCATATCTTGTGTCACCATGACCCATTCTAAAAATAACATTACCATCTTTATCTTTTACTTCAACAAAGTTTCCATATCCTCCACCTGAACCATAAGACATTGAACCACCCTCAATAGATGGAGCCAATAATGGAGCACCTTCTGCAGATGAACCATATCTAGTCTGTTCTGTAGATGGAACATAAAAATCAATACTATTTCTGTCACTATATCTTGAGTGACTATGAGCACCAAATGCTCTTTCTATAAGTTTTACTTTATCTTCATAATCCAAATCAGGATTATAAACTTCACCAGAAACTGCGGCGTTTGAGAATTCCATCTTTCTGCCTTGAGCTGCATAACCTCTTGCCATTTGATCAAGCATTGCAACTTTTTGTTCCATAGGTTGATTTTTCATAAATTGGGCATCAATATGAAACTCTGAACTTCCACCAATATATTGTGATGGTCCTGTTTTGAGACCAGTATCAACTGAACCAGTAGTAGATATATCTACAGGTGAAGATTGAGTTCTTCTCTTTTCTTGTGCCTTCCTTATCGAAGTTGAATACTTATCAGATCGAGTATTAAATCCATCTCTAAAACTATCCGACATTCCAGATTTCAACCATTTTACTGCATTTCCCGCACCTGCATTATGTGCATATCCAAGAACTTGAAGTTTTCCCTCTTTTGTTAATTCTTTATATTCAGGACTAAATCTCATCAAAGTTTCATGATTTGCTCTTGTATATGCAGCAAAATATCTTTCCTGCATTTCAGGATCTTCTCTAAATTTCTTCCTTGCTGCTTCAGTGTCACCCTCATAGGTTTCACCTAAAAATCTTGCTGCATTTTCACGAGCAGCTGCACCCATCTGGTATCTTCCAGAATACATGTCATCTGTTCCACCTTGAATGTCGTATTCTCCTCCTGATTCAATTTGTGCTACAACATCTCTATACAAGGCAAATTCTGATTCTCCAAATCCAGCCTGAGACACTTGTTCTTTTGCTTTCTCACCTTGTTCTACTGCACCAGGTGCAAGTAATCCACCTGATGAAGTATCATATTGCTGTGAACCAGATGATGGTTCTGTTGATGGTTGTGGTGAAGGTGTTGAACCACCACTTGTAGGGGGAGTTTTTCTTTCTAACTCTGCTTTCTTTTTCTCAAGTTCAGTTTTTGCACTCTCAAAACCTGGTATAAGACCTTCAAATTCTCCCAGAAATTTTTCAATTTCTTTTATTTTAGCATCAACTGGTGGCAATTTTAATATACCATCAATAATTGGCCATATAGTTTTGACAATAAATTCTCCCATTTTATAGACTGGAGTGAATACATACTTATTCAAAAGATTGAAGACTTCTTTTATTTTTTCAACAACACCCTCAATGGTCTCAATAATTGAATCAATATTTTTCATCAAAAAGGCAACTATACTGCCCAGCAAAACATTAATAAAAAACTTTTTGATTCTATCAATGAATGGTATTTTGTTTACAATATTTTTACTAATAGAATAAACTCTACCAATTTTTTCCATCCCCTTTTCTTTGAGACTTTTATCAACCTTTCTCCTTCTATTATTCTCTTCTTTTTTACCCTTTTCCTTTTGTTTCAATAATGAGCCAAGACCTTTTACAATTCCACTAAGACTCTTTTGAAGGGAAGTTAAAGATTTCTTGAGTGCAGGACTCTTAATTTTAGGTATTTTGATTTTAGGAGTTTTAGGTTTTTTATAAGAATAACTTGAAGATGTGGTGGTTTCTTCTGTTTTAGTTGGTTTTTTAACAGATTTTTGACTTTCTTTATTCCTATTCGTGTAATTTGACACAGCATCTTGTGCCATATCAGAAGCAGTCTTCTTCTTTGCGGCAGAGCCTAATAATCCTTTAGCTACGGTTGCGATTGCTGGTAATGCCATTTTATGCTATAACATTGTAGATGGATTTGACAGAAGTGATGGTCATATTATTTAAGTCAACTGGAGAGAATGCTTGAATTCCCTTTTGACCCGCCTGTGATGATGAAGAGAGTTGTTTTTTGTTATTACCTCCCATTCCTCCCATAGGTAAAGCAGCAATATCAATACTAGAAGAAGGGGGAGATGGAATTTCAGGTATGGCCTTCATATCTTTTGTTATGGGTAATGATGCCTGTGTCTTATCTTTTTTAGGTTTTGATTCAATAGATGGAACTATACCTCTCAATACCCTCTCGGCCATCTTATTTGTTTCTGGTCCAATCTCACCCCTCTTTACTTCCTCAAGTAATCCTCTAATCTTTGGATCATCAATTCTTCCCAGTTCAACAAGTGTGCCACCTCCTCTTGTAACAGCCTTATCTGAAGGATCGAAAGTATCACTATATCTTCCAAATTCCTTCATTAAGGATTTATCAGTTGCAGATTCATTTCTTGAAGGTAGGACACCTTCTTTACCAAATTGTCTAGCATCAAAGTGTAAATCAACATATTGTTGACCGGTTGTGCTTTCAACTCTCCTTGGTACTTCAGTAAGTCCATCATATGAATATATGTCTTCAAATCCAATTTTATCTTCCAATCCCCTATCTTTAACCATCATCTTCAATGCATCAACAACTTGTTTTGTTGCTGCTGATTCAGTTACACCTGTTGGTACATAATTAGGATCAGGATTATTTCTTTCAGCGTTATCATCTGCAGTTCCCATAACAGGTCTATTATCAGACCCCAAAGCAAGTCCCTTTGCAGCATTTTCAGGCGATGGAGCATGACCTGCACCTATAATAACTTTTTTTACTCCTGTAGGTTCAGTAGATGTGGGTATTGGTTTATTGAGTGGAGAAACTATAGGAGGTTCTGGTTTACTTCCAGACTCTGGTTTACTTCCAGACTCTGGTTTACTTCCAGACTCTGGTTTACTTCCAGACAAACTTTGTTTTATATCATCAGGTAATATTTTTTGAATTGCAGGAGATGCCTTTAATTTTTCAAAATCTAATGTTTTTATTATTTCCTCTTCTATTTTTACACTTTGTTCTTTGTTTGTCTTCAGTTCATCTCTCCTTTCCTCTATACGGGTTATAGATTCTTTATATCTAGTTATTAAATTTTTATCACTCTCTGAAAGGTTTTCTTTACTCTCTACATCTTCAAGTTTTTTCTTCTCACTTTTCAGTCTTTCATTCATTACAAATAACTGGTCATTGACTGATTTTGTTATTTGTATTCTCTTCTGTAAATCCTCTACTTTTTTTAATTCTTTTTCTACAAATTCCCTAAATTCTGGACTCTTTATTTCTTTAAGTTCTTCTTCAGTATATTTTCTAGTGTCATCATAATTTAAAAAATCATCTCCCTTAGAAATATCCAACATGTTTCTAAGTTTATTTTTAAAATCCTGCACTTCTCCACCAGAATATCTAATACCTTCCTCAGTTGTTTTATCTCCTCCAAATCTTTGTTGATTTATATCTTCTTTAGCTTTAGGTAGATACTTTTCAGCAAGTATTCCTATACCTATTGTAAGTAATGCAATTAATCCAACAGGACCTGTCAATAGTGCCAATAATCCTTTTATAAGAGGAACAAAAGTCCCAAGGAATCCAACTAATTTCAATCCAATATCCAAACCCACAAATGTAGCCAAACCTATGAGGATTTTATCCATATGGTTTTCTACAAAATTTAATACACC